TTATTTATCGAATACGGAAATTGCATTGTGCTTTTTATCTGTATATTGATGTGAGTAAGTATCTAATGTTTCTGTGATGCGTGCGTGTCGTATTAGCTGTTGCAGGTCAAATATATCTACACCGTTATTTGCGAGGTACGATGCATAGCTATGTCTCAATGAATGTATATGGTAGCCTGGAAACACTTCTTTAAATTTCTTATGATAGTGTGCATAGTGTTTTGGGGCGATACCACCGAAAACAAAATAATCATCATTAAAGTACTGCCATTTCTTACTTTCTCGCTCGTATCTACCATGTAGAATATCAGATATAAATTGTGGAAATACAACGATTGTTTCAGATGATTCTGTTTTCGCTCTATCATATATTTGTCGATTCGTAATATCCATTGTCTTTGATACCATCAACTCATTCTTGCTTAAATTTAAATCTTTCCACGTTAATGCAAAACACTCTCCTACACGTAATCCTGAATAAAACATCAACTGACTAGCTTCTACATAAGCATCATCTATAAAGTTATCTACTTTATTATCAAATTCATCACGCATAATGAATGTTGGTTTAGGTTTCTTTCTAGGGATAGGTTTAATCGATACCGTTGGATCAATACGCAATCCAAAATGTTTAATTGCATGATTAATTACGACTTTAAAACCACTCCACACCGTTCGTGCAGAATTGACTGAGGGTAGATTATCAATAAGATACTTCCTAAATTCCTGACACTGATTCTGTTTAATGTCACTCATCTTAATATGTCCGAACTTCGACTGTACATGCTTCTTATACTCATTCTCTTTTCGTTTGCGTGTTTTAGGACGCAAGTCTGAATTATCTAAGTAGTGATAAAAAACATATTCAAATGTCTGTTCTGATGAATAATTATCAACTGCTTCAGTTAAGAATTTAGCTTCTGCTGCTTTAGCTTCTCTCTGCTTATCGAATCCACGCTTTAGTTTTCTTTTATTATTACCGTAAATATCTTTATAACGTACAGAAAAGTACCATTTACCGGTAGTTTTATCTTTGTATACAGCCATTAATATGCTCCTTTTCTTCAATTTAGGTATAAAAAAATAAGGGCATAGTGAATACACCCTTATTATTCAGTTTTATTTTTGTGCTATCTCTCTTAACAGATGAATGATTTCATCGTTCTGTTTAATAACTTCATCGTTTTGTGCGATTAATGCATAATTCTGCGCTTGTAAAATTAAATTACTATTCATTTCAGCTTGCTTGTGAATATCGAATGTGAGTGAACCGACTGTATTCGTAAATTTACTCATTTTAGAATCCAAAGCAATTGGGGCAACTGCATCAACAGTTACTTGTGTAGCGTTATGAATACCTTTGTTAGATAACCATTTTTCAACTTTATTTTGACCTGTTGAAACTATATTTGTATCTCCACCGTTTATATACTGCCAAATCAAATCGTCTTTTTCACTTCTTGAAAGTGATTTAAAGTTTTGTAATTCGTCATTACTTAATTTTTTCTTGAAGTCTTTTTCGGTTGCGGAAATCTTTAATTGTTCTTTGAAACTATATTTTGCCATACTAAAAATCCCCCTTTTTTTATATTTGTTTGCATCTATAATAAAGATTGTGAGGGAATATCCCTCGACAATCAAGTATTTTAATAAAATTTCTGTACCGAAATAACTCTACCGATACATTTAACTGTATCATCGTTTGTGTAAATCTGTGGTAAGTGTTCATCATTGTGTGATTCAGGTAACAGGATAATTTTATCATCTTTATATTTGATGCGTTTCACTGTAGCGTTATAACCGTTTACCATGACTACACCGATCTGACCATTCTCGATAGGGCAATCTTTTTCGACAAGCACTAGGTCGCCTTCTTTAAACTCCTTATCCATCGAATCTCCTGAAACACGTAAGTAGAACACTTCTTTGTTGCGTTCTGAAAGGTAAGCTGGTATGTATGCGTATTCTAATATGTTCTGTTCTGAGTAGATAGGGACGCCTGCACTGATTTGAGATACCACAGGTACTTTTTTAGCTTCGATTGTTTCGATAGGTTTAATTCCCTTACTCAAATCTTTTTCCATCAAATCATCAATGCTGACGTTAAAAATTTTTGATAATTGATTTAATATTTTTAACTTAGGTGTATACTTCCCTTTTTCCCACTCACTTATTGTAGAAGCACTTTTTCTACCAATCATTTCAGCAAGTTCTAATTGTTCGATCCCATTCTTTTCTCTCAGATATTTTAAATTTTTAGCAAACATATTAACCATCCCCTTCAATGAGTTATTTATTTCTTTCCTATATAGTATCACATATTCCGAAACATAGAAATAGTTTTCTAGAAAATATTTTCGGAAAAAATGATATAAATGTATTGACTTCGGAATATCCGACATGTTAAGATGAAATCAACTTAAATAACGACAATTACATAGAACATTCAAGAGCGAAAATGTGCGATGATATGAGCCGTTCCATAATACATGCAAGGACATTGCCATGACTGAATGTTGTATGTAGTTGTTGTAACTACAGAAAGGTAGGTGTAAAAATGGATGAAAACATCATTCTCACATTAGAGCAATGGCGCAAACTCAAAGGATACACACAAGAGGGATTAGCTAAAGCATGTGGAGTGACTGCTAGAACTATTGGCAACTATGAAAAAGATGTAGCGTATTTAGAAAATGCACAGTATTCTACTTTAAAGAAAATCGCTGACGTCTTAGAAATTAAAGTTGCTAATATTTTTTTAGACAGCACTTCGGAAAAACCGAAAATTACAATAGGATAGGAGGATAACATGAACGAATTAATCAAACAGTTCCTAGAATTTAGAAAACAGTTTACAAAAAAGCAATGGCATGGAATCAATCAATTAGTTGATTCACGATTCAATAAAAAAGCCGCCGAGCTGCAACTCGACGACGAAGATATTCAAATCATATCCAATATGATTGAACATTCAAAAATTATGAAGTAACGATCTGAATGAACATTGGGTGAATACGATAATCTCTTCCTTTGTAATTTACATAAACATAATCTTGTTGATACATTGTGTGACTTTCTTCTTTTGTTATCGGAGACCACAATTCAGCATTTTCTTCCCACCAAATAGAAGGATGTGCAAGATTAGGACCTATTTTACTATTAGGATCATCATGGAGATTTACCCATTCACCTAATAAACAAACGTGGACTTGTTCCATATTACCACCACCTTTCATTATAAGATGAATTAATTATATCAGTAAAAGGAGAATGACATGAACAAACTTAAAACAAACAATCAGTTAGTCCCAGTTCAAGAAAATGAAAATGGAGAAGTAGTAGTAAGTGGAAGAATGCTGCATAAAGCATTAGAAGTTAAGACGAAATACAAAGATTGGTTCCCTAGAATGACTGAATATGGATTTGTCGAAGGTGAAGATTTCAACCCGCTCAAAATTGAGCAAGTTCGATTGGAAGGTAATCGTCATGTATCGAGACAAGCTACTGACCACATCATATCACTCGACATGGCCAAAGAAATTTCGATGCTTCAAAGAAGTGAGCCTGGAAAGAAAGCGAGACAGTATTTTATCCAAGTAGAAAAAGCCTGGAACAGTCCAGAGATGATTATGAAGAGAGCATTACAGATTGCAGACAAGAAGATAATTTCGCTTGAAGAGCAGATTAAGCTCGACAAACCAAAGACCATCTTCGCAGATGCAGTTGCAGCAAGTAAGACATCTATTTTAGTTGGTGAGTTAGCCAAGCTTTTGAAGCAGAACGGTGTCGAGATAGGGCAGAAAAGATTATTCGAGTACTTAAGAGAAAACGGCTTTTTAATCAAGCGTAAAGGCACTGATTATAATATGCCGACGCAGTACTCAATGGAACGTGGCCTATTCGAAATTAAAGAAACATCAATAACTCATTCTGATGGCCACGTATCAATCAACAAGACACCTAAAGTCACAGGTAAAGGACAACAGTATTTTATTAATAAGTTTTTGAAAGATGTTAGTTAAGGAGGGCCAAATATGAAACACTTTTACAATGCTAAAGATGTTATGGAGCTTTTAGAGTGTTCGAAGTCTTACGCTCATTCGCAAATCAGACGAATGAATGAAGAAATGGAAAAAGACGGTTTCTATTCAGTCAGAGGTAAAGTCCCGATTAAGAAGTTTGAAGAAAAGTTCCCTTACTTGAAAGGAGCGTCTGCATGAAACTAATCATAGCAACATCAACTGTTTTACTCGCAATCAGCTACATCATCACATTAGTAAGTGAACATCTCGCACCTTTAGAAACAGCAGGACTATTCATCGTATTATCGTGTGCAGCATTACTACTCGTTATCAACAGTGAATTAGTTGAAAGCGATAAATAAGATTAGTCATATTATAGTGCTGACGTACCGTAGAGGCGAAGTAAAGAAGTTCAAGAGGGATTTATCCTTCTATACGAAAGATGACGATATACGAGTGCTGTACAGCAAGTTCGATGATGCAGGTGGCGTGATTAAGTTCTGCTACAAAAAATAAATACAAAAGGAGAATATATATGAATTTTCACAGTACTTCAAGGAGTGTTGAAACCAAAAACATGAGAGAAAGAGAAGCGAGAGAGAAAGTAGATGCTTTATATAAAGATACTAATCCAATTTTTGATGAGGTTAACGAGCAACTAGAAATGTTTTCTAAAGATTTATTAAGACGATTATATAAACGTGATTATACAGCAGGAGAAGTTTCAAACGTATTATCGCTACAAAAGAGATTAGCTTATAGCGAAGGTAATAAAGCAAAACATAAAGTCATTTCAATAGCAGAAGAAATACATGATGCTCATTTAATGTTATTGAAAACTGGAAGTTTATTAGATGAGATTAAATAAAAAAGCACATATCAAAAGATATGCACTCACGTAAACTCGACACTTACAGTGTAGCATATCTCAAGATATAAAAGGAGATAGTTATGGAAAATTTACCGAGAACATTTTTAGTTAAAAGTCCTATTGCGATTGTGAAAGATAAATTCGATTTCAGATGCATGAGTTTTACAGCAATAAAAGAAAAGTACGAAGAAAAAGTAAGTTTTTACATTCTTCATGATGATACATCCGAACTTGTATTCCGAAAAGACATATTTGAAGAATCATGTTTTTGGGGCATGGATGATGAAGTAGTTACAGCACTTTATGAGTACGTTGAAGAAAACATTACTGAAATGGATAAGTTGTTTACGCAGCTTAAACGATTTGGAATTTAGGAGGACGTGCAATGAATTTAAAATTAAAGCAATTGATCATAAAAGATTTTCAAGGTATCAAGGAACAGTCATTCAACTTCGATGGCCAGAACGCTACTATTTATGGTCAGAATGGTTCAGGTAAGACAACAACAGCTACTGCGCTTCAATGGTTGCTATTTGGCAAGAACTTGCAGGGAAAACAAATTGACGTTGTACCTTTAGATAAAGACAACAACGAATTATACGAATCAATTCCACACGTTACTGCAGTATTTGATAAAGATGGCCAAGAGTTAAAGCTCACAAAAGAATCATTTCCAGAGTACACAGAAAATAAAATGACTGGTGCCAAAGAATACACTAAGTCACGAAAAGGAAAGCAGTACATTGACGATGTGCCTTTCACGATTACAAACTTCAAGAAAGAGATTAGCGAAATAATCGATGAAGATATATTCAAGCTAGTTACTAATATTCATACGTTCAATGATCTGCACTGGACAGATAGAAGAAAAATCTTATTTGAAGTATGTGGCCAGCTTTCAGACAACGAAATAATCGAGAGTAACAAAGAACTTGAACCCCTTATTGAAATTTTGAAAAACAAATCAGTAGAAGACCAGAAGAAAGTGGTTAAGGACAAGTTGAAAAAGACGAATGATGACATCAAAGATATTCCTGTACGCATCAATGAAGCTACGTTATCAAAAGTTGAAGTTACAGGAACAGATGTAAATATCGATGAAGTTAAGCAGCAGATAGCTGATTTAGAGAGTCAAATTCATTCAATAAATAACGGATCAGAAGAAATTGAGTTACGCAATCAAATTTCGCAAAAGCAGAACGAATTAAAGCTACTTGAGCAGAATCATTCAAGTGAAAATCAATCGAATATCAACAACTTAAAGTCGAAATTATCACTTGAAGAAAGCAACAAGCTCAACTTTGAATCAAAAATTCGCATGATTAATCAATCGATTAATGATAATAAAGCAAGTCGCGAATTGAAGTTGAAAGAATATAAAGAAGTCGATGCAGAAATTAAAGAAGTTGAAGGATCAGAACATGTCGCAACTGTAGATGATACATGTTCGTGTTGTGGCCAGGCACTGCCACCTGAAAAAATCGAGAGTACAAAGCAAAAAGCGTTAGAGCAGTTCAACAAGAATAAGTCATTGAAGTTAGAACAGCTTAATCAACGTAAGCAGACGTTGTTAGAGCAGGGTAAGCAGTTCAAGCCGACAATTGAAAAATTAGAAAGTGATCTGCAAACTGAGCAAAAGAAAGTAGATGACGTTCAAAAGGTTATCGATTCGCTTAAATCACGAATCGAAAGCTTATCAAATGAGCTAATACCTGTTAATGAAACTACTGAATACAAATCAATACTCGAAGAAATCAATCAGTTAAATCATCAAAGAAGTAACATCGCAGAAATGAATAAAGAGAAGGTAAATGCTATTCGAGAAGAAATCTATAAGTTAGATCAGAAAGTTCTTGAATTCAATAAACATCAAGCGAGGATCGATAACAATAAACGCATTGATGAGCGTATCAAAGCGTTACGCATCCAGGAAGAAGAACTTATCTCGATTAAAGAAGAATTGAATTATCAACTGTACTTAATCGATGAATTTAATCGCACGAAAGTTAAGACGATTGAAGAATCAATTAACAATAAATTTAAGCTGGCCAGATTTAAATTATTCGATGAGAAGAAGAACGGAAACATTGAAGAAACATGCATGACTACTTTCGATGGCATCGAATTTGGTAGAGGTTTAAATACTGCAGCGATGATTAACGTAGGTTTAGACATCATCAATACTTTAACTGAACATTATAACGTTTACGCTCCAATCTTTATCGATAACGCAGAATCTGTCACGAATGTATATCAGACAAATTCGCAACAGATTGAGTTGAAGGTTAGTAAAGAAGATGAGCGATTAAGAATAGTTACATGAAATTTGAAACATAATAAGCAGTTCCATTTTCTTTAAGTTTATGAAAACCCAAATATCTTTTATCAGAAAGAATGTGAATAACTCTATAATCAGTATCATTATCAGTTAATATAACTGACTTAATAATTTGATTTTCAATTTCATTTTTATCAAATTCTTTGGTTACGGGTTTCATATCTTCAAATTCAATCATAAATACACCACCTTTCAAAGTTAATAATCAAATTATATCAGAAACGAGATGATTATATTGGATCTGAATAAAGTAATCGCAATGAACATAAGAGCATTTCGAAAACATCACAAACTAACTCAAAAAGAATTAGCAGAAAGAGTTGATATTACAAGATGTCATTTGAATGACATCGAACACTTAAGAAAAAATGTATCAATTCAGACATTAGAACGAATCGCAAACAAGCTAGAAGTAGAACCATATCAATTATTAAAATAACGGAGGAGATTTAATATGACAAATGAAATTTTAGTTAAAAATAGCAAGATGGGTGACAGTGTATTAGCGAGAGTAAAGGACTTAGAAAGCAAAGGAGATTTAAAGTTTCCTGTAAATTATTCACCTGAAAATGCAATGAAGAGCGCAATGCTACAACTTCAAGAATTGAAAGGATCTAAAAAAGAAGGTTATAAGCCTGCGCTTGAAATTGCAACACCAAACAGTGTGGCCAACGCTTTAATGGATATGGTAGTACAGGGGCTTAATCCAATGAAAAATCAAGGCTACTTTATCATGTATGGTAACAAAGTACAGTTTCAACGTTCATATTTAGGAACTATGTCGGTAACTAAACGAGTTACAGGATGCGAAGAAATTAACGCTTCAGTAATTTTTGAAGGTGATGATGTTAAGTACAAAACTAAAAACGGTAAAATCGTTGATCTGGAACACTCTCAGTCATTTGGAAATCGTGACACTAAAAAGATTATCGGAGCTTACTGCACTATCGTATTTAAAGACGAAAGCAGAAACTATACAGAAATTATGACGATAGATGAAATCGAAGAGGCATGGAAACAGTCCACTACAGTCTGGGAAGGGAAATTTAAAGATGATGGCACGCATAGACGTTTTCCAGTTGAAATGGCTAAGAAAACAATTATCAATCGTACATGCAAAAAGCTATTAAATAGTTCAGATGATTCAAGCCTACTTAAAAACCAAATTCTCGAAAGCGAACAAAGACAACACAAAGAAGTATTCGATGCAGAGATTGAAGAAAATCAAGCGGTTGAAGTATTAGATATTGATGACATTGAACCTGTAGAAGAAGTTCAAGACGTAACTGAATTTGAAGAAGTTGAAGATGAAAAGCCTGCACCGACTTCAACAGTACCGGAAAACGAAGAAGACCCATTTTAATACAAACTATAGGCAGTGGCTCATCAGGTAACTGTTACAAGATATCTGATGGCCATACTGACCTTTTGCTTGAAGCAGGCATATCATTCAAAGAAATGCAGAAGGCAGTAAAGTTTCAAACTTCTAAAATCAAAGGTTGTTTAATCACTCATGAACATAACGATCATGCAGCATATACAGAACAGTATTTAAAACATGGAATAGAATGTTATGCGACAAAAGGAACGTTAGAAGGAATTAATTTAGAGCATCACAGATTGTATGAAGTTGAGTATAAGAAAACTTTTAAAATTGGTACGTGGTCGATAATGGCTTTCAGAGTAAATCATGATGCGAAAGAGCCCTGCGGTTATCTGCTAAAGAGTATACATGGATATAAGCTGCTATTCGTTACTGATACTTACTACTGTCAGTATAAGTTTCCAGGTATCACGCACATGATGCTTGAAGTTAATTATATCTATGAAGAGATGCAGAATAACGTTCAGAACGGTTCACTGCATCCCGGACTTGCTAGACGAATTATGAAATCGCATTTCAGTTTAGAACATGCTGTAGGATTCTTAAGAGCGACAGATACTACTCAATTAAAAGAAGTACATCTGATTCACCTATCGAACTCAAATTCTAATGCAGCAGTTATTAAAGAAAAAATACAGGAAGTAGCAGGTGTACCTGTCTACGTAGGAGGCAACTATAAATGAATGATTGTAAATTCATAGGACGAATAACAAAGGATCCTGAATACAGAGTGACTTCATCAGGAACAGAGCTCATTAATTTCGAGTTAGCAGTACGACGTAGCTATAAAAATCAAAACGATGAGTACGAAGCAGACTTTATTAGATGTATCGCATTTAAGAAAACAGCTGAATTTATTAATAACTATGCTAGAAAAGGTTACTTAATGGCAGTCGCAGGCGAAATGCGAAACAACAACTATGAAGATCAGAACGGTGTTAAACATTATGGAATGCAGCTGATTGTAAACAACGTTGATTCACAAGTGTTATTTCAAAGTAAAAAGAACGATGATAGTCACCAGCAAAGCAGTCAACCAACTTACAGTAGTACTCAAACAACTACAGGACAGAATAATAATCCATTTAATAATAGTGGACCAATCGATATCAGTGATGATGATTTGCCGTTCTAATTCATTCAGCTAAGAAAGAGGTGAGTAAATGGCTGGGTGGATAAGTTTGCATCGCTCAATTGAAAAGCATTGGTTATACGAAGAAGAGAGAAAGTTTTCGAGATTTGAAGCATGGGTTGATTTATTGTTAATGGTAAATCATTCAGACAACAAAACAATGATTGATGGAAAGCTAGTCACAGTTAAACGTGGTCAGAGAATAACCTCTCTTAGAAAACTAGGCGACAGGTGGAACTGGTCATTAACAAAAGTAGATGCATTTTTAAAGTTGTTAGAAGAAGACAAAATGATTGTCTTAAAAAAAGACACTAAAAAAACGCTTGTAACCATTGTCAATTATGACATCTATCAAAATAATGATTTAGAAAAAAGACACAGAAAAGACAGTGAAAAGACAGTCAAAGAACACAGAAAAGACAGTGAAAAGACAGTCAAAGAACACAGAAAAGACAGTGAAAAGACACAGAAAAAAACAAACAATAATGTTAATAAAGAAAATAATGATAATAAAGTAATAAGTAGTAGTAACAACGACAACTTCAAAACAGTTGTGAATGCATATCAAGATAATATCGAACAAAATCCTGCTCCAGTGACATTCCAAAAAATACAACAAGATTTTACCGATTACGGTAAAGACATCATGATGTACGCGATTGAAAAGTCAGCATTAAGAAATAATCACAACTATTCATTCATTAATTTCTTATTAAATGACTGGAAGAAGAAGCAGCTAACAACTGTTGATGAAATTAAACAGAGTGAACATAACTTCGAGTTTAAAAAGCAGTCAACTTATTCTAAACAGAATCAACAAAAAGAAATGACGCCGTCCTGGATCAATCAGGAGAATACTCAAAAACAAGACATCGATGAAGAAGAGCTTGAAAGGGAACGTCAGAAGTTACTCGAAGAATTGAATAGCAATTGGGAGAATTCTTAAATGATTAAATTCTTAGAGTATCGAAAGTGGATTCAATTATTTAATAAATACAGATTCAGTAATTGGGAGACGAGCGACAATAACAGCATCATGTTCACAATAGAAGGTGATGCTTATGTCGTACTCGATGTTAATCATGGTGAAGTATACGTTGAGCAGTTTGAGACAGTCTACGATCTGGAGAAGTTCTATGAAACGAAGGTAAATTATCTGCCTGGATTGCAAGCGACGTTATTTGATTATTAGGAGGAGAAAGAATGATACCGAAGTTTAGAATTTTTGATAAAAAGAAAAAGCGTTTTTTAGGAGATTTCACAATGGAAATTGATAAATTTGGTATTCATGTACTAGATGAATTTAACTATGTGGTTGATGAAGACGATAGAGTACTCATGCAATCTACAGGACTTGTAGACGAAAATAAAGAAGAAGTATTCCAAAATGACATTGTATGGCATGACCAGAACGAAGAGTATGGAGTTGTTGAAATTGATGAAGCAAAGTTTGTAATCAGATGGCAAGATGGCTATGTCGAAGATTTATTTGAACGTATCGATTTATTAGAAGTAATCGGCAACATTCACGAGCATCCTGGACTACTAGAGGAGAATGACGAATGATAAAACGTAAAACAGCTCATGTCAATATTCCACCATTTTTAATTGACGGTTCTAACCGTTTAGAGAATTTCGTTTTGAATAACATAAACATATATAAAAAACTAGGTTATCGAGATATATGGTTTAACGTAATGATTAGTTATAACCAGGATTTAGAGGAAGTACTGCGAATCAATGGTATTCGTTCGTGTGACATGATGTTTGATGGTTCATTCCATCATTCGAAGGTGTTTTTAAATCCAACGTGGATAGACAAAATTAGATGCAGACTAAATCACACAAAAACAGAGTAAAACGGAGTAATGAAGACTAACTCACGAAAGGAGAGAGGGTATGTATGTTATATCGAAAGTTAAAAAACAGCCCTACGTGTCAAAACTAAATGGTGTTATACCAGAAAAATATGAGTACGCAATAACTATTTCTGATTATCTTAGACCTACAAAAGCGATGACTATAATCGTTCCAGAAGAGAAGTTTGATAATCAGTTATTTTATAAAGGTCGCCCTATAGATTTAACCCTAACTCAAAAAATAAAAATATACTTTAGTTGATCGAAAGGAGAGAGGGATTGTGGCAATATCTAAAGAACACATAATTGACTGTTTAACACCTAAACCAACAGAAAGCACTTTGAAAATTTTAATGACGGATGAATTAAAAAGCAATTTAAAAGATGCGGTTATATTAGAAGATAACGAATTGCAATATATTTATGCAGAGGGCGAAAAGGAGAATGAGGGATGATTAATATATACAAAGTAACATTTGAAATTATAAAAGGTGTGTTCTTCTTTCATCCATTCTGTGTTGTTGAAGCACGAGACATAGAACATGCAAAAGAAAGAGCTATGCAGGTAATGAACAGCCATCCTGACAATGTAGAAATTAAGAAAGAAATAGTAGATGTTCAAGAAGTAAGTGCAGACGAACATCCAAACTATATAACAATTGATGAAGTGATGCCTTATCAACCTGAAAATGAAACAAAGGAGAATGAACAATGATTAACTTTTTACTCTGGATATTAACAATATCAGTCGCAGTGGTCATCGGAGCAATTGCTATAGGTGTAGTAACAGCAATTATTAAAGGGATTATGGAGGGCATGAATAATGATTAAAATGACAGATGAATTATTTAAAAAGCTGACTGACAAACAAGAAATCCTGGATACAGAAATCAGAGAAAAACATGACATTAGTCCTGATAATTGGTTAGAAGATTTAGACATAAATCATAAGTTGGCTTTACGTGGAGAGGTATCAGAATTTATTAACGAAGCACGTGATCTGTGGAAATACTGGAAAAAGAAAAAGCCAAACATGGACCAGCTAATAGATGAAGCAGTCGATGTTATTCACTTTCTACATCTTATGATGAATAAACGAGAATTTGAAATTAGATGGAAAGTTACTTATCTGAATAGACGTATTGAGCATTTCAGAGCATTAACTTATAGAGGACCACATGAAAAGACATTTGAGAAGATTGAACCTGATTATAGAAAGTATCTCAATTACATGTATAACGTTGATACTAATGAAGATTTGATTGATACTTATGCGATTCTATTAGTTGTACTTGATTATTACTGCTTTACCTTAGAAGACATTGAGAAAGCCTATGATAAAAAGAATGAAGAGAATCGTCAACGTCAGGAGAGTGGATACTGATGAAGATTACAATCAAATCAAGTAAGTACATGGATCAATTCAGCAGGGTAGTTAAGAAGTCACTTGAAATGATTAAAGCGAAAGTTAAATGCGATGAGTGAGAAAAGGTCAAAGTATAATGCCAAGAAGTCCACCTTCGACGGTATCACATTTGATTCAGTTGTTGAGTGCGATTATTATAAATTTCTTCTTGAACAGAAGAAGAAAGGGAAAGTAATCGATGTTAAATTGCAGCCAAAATACAAGATTATCGAGAAGGTGGCCAACTTCCGAGCGACGTACTACGTTGCAGATTTTGAAGTCAAGTTACCAGGTGGCCACATAACAGTGATTGATATTAAAGGTATGGCTACAGAAACTGCAAAGATTAAACGTAAGCTATTCATGGTTAAATATCCGAACGTGGAGCTGCTTTGGATATGTAAGGCTCCAAGATATCACGCTGATGATACAGGAGAAGAATGGATAGAGTATGACCAACTCAATAAGTTGAGAAGTAAAAGAAAAAAGTTAAAACAGATGGAGGATAAGGAAAAATGAAAAATATCGATTTAAATTTAAATACGATTTTAGATGGAGCAGTACAAGAACAGTTCGACTTGGCGATGGAAGATGTACTTAAGAATATTCATGATCCAAATACAGAGCCAGGCAAATCAAGGAAGGTTACAGTTACATTTAAAATTTCATCAAATCCTGCACGCGAGACGTTAAACGTTGAAGTAGATACAAAGACTTCGCTTGTAGGAAAACAGCCTGTAATGGCTACTCTTTTAACAGGAGAAGATGCAACTGGAGTACATGCTCGAGAGTTGAAGTCAGGAGCGAAAGACCAAACATATTTTGATGATAACGGAACAGTTAGAAATGATGATGGCAAACCTGTAGAGAAAGAAAGTAACGTTACACCAATAAAAAATAAGAAAGCATTATTTAAATAAAAAGGAGACTGATAAATATGTTAAAAGAAGCTATGGAATGGATTAGAGCGAATACCGCAAGCGTTGAGATGCTAAAAATTAATGGTCAAGAATACTCGAACAGAGAGTTGTATAAATTACAACAGCCAGTTCGTAGAGAGTTAAATGTCACAACATTGACTGGATTAGTTGATTATATTAAGTCTGCATTTGATGGTAATGAAAAATATATCATAACAGTATTAAGCGAAAGCCATGTAATCATTGAGTCAAAGCTCAATTTAAATAAAAGACGTGAGTGTATCATCACATCTAACGCTCAAATTCCTAACGTGACATTGAATGAATTTATCGATCTGGAAAAGTTCAATATTCAATTACAGTCAGTATTTGTGCCCAATGAAGAAAGAGCAACAGTACTCAGTCTGATCGGAAACATCAAGACTGAAAATGTATCAAATACAGGGGATGACGGTATCAGTCAGATGGTAGAAGTGAAACGTGGTGTTACTACTGTTAAGAAAGAAGAAGTGCCGAATCCAGTTTATTTAAAGCCTTTCAGAACGTTCACTGAAATCTCTCAACCTGAATCAGCATTTGTACTACGTATAAAAGAAAGCCCGTCATATGGATTACAAGCAGCGCTTTTTGAAGCTGATGGCGGAGCTTGGAAGAATGAAGCAATTTTAAATATTAAGGAATACCTGGAAGAAGAACTCAAAGTTCATAAAGAAAGAATCACGATTTTAGCATAAAAAAAGAGCCTTTCCGGCTCGTGATTTATATATTCGACAACTATATTATATCACGCTAGGAGGCTCATATGAGAGATTTATTGATAGAGTATATACAATCATCCAAAGAACTAAAAGAGCGCATAGAATCATTTAAATTAGAGCATGAAGAAGTGCTTGATGCATATAAGGAAAGTGAAGGTAAGAATAAAGGTAAAAATCAAAATGCAGCATGCCCCGTAATAAACGAATTACAGATATTAAATAGTATGTATAACGAACAGTTATTTATTATTGAATGGCTACGCTCAGGGCATAATCCAAACGAACACAGAGCCATCGACAAACGTACAGTATATTTAGTTGATCATAAAGTCCTGGAATCAGTAATCGATGATAATCACTACAAGAAAGTATCATTCGATGAGTATGATGATTATATTAAAGATGCGAATAATAGTATAAGTCATGCTTTAGGGAGATTGAGTAAGAGAGAGCTTGAAGTATTCTTGATGATAGACTGCGAAAAAATGAGTTTCCAAGATGTAGCTGAAATATTGAACCTGGCAAAAGGCTCGATACAGAAATTCTATGAGAGAGCTAAAGAAAAAATAGCGAAAGAAGTAGATTATAATCTGTTTCTTCTGTAAAGTAAAAGTACTTGTCACTGTCTTACGAAATATACATTTATGTAAAGTAAAAATGCTTTACACCTCCTGAAGTGATTAATTGTTTACAATCCACCTAGTAATTTCTAGGTGGATTTTGTATTATGAAAGAGTAATTAAATAAAAGGGGATGTTAATAATGTTGAAAGTGATACTTAAAGATGACACTGTTCATACAGTTCACAACAAAATGACTGCAGAACAGTTGTGGGAAGAAATTGAAAAAAGAAAATTTTTAGATTCGTACACTTTAATTATGATAGGCGCAAAATTTCTCGCATCTGATGTAAAAGAAATTCATGATGTTGATGAAAATCAAGAAGATTAACACTCGCTTTTGTGAGTGTTTTTTTGTATGAAAATTTATTAAGCAATTAGCGTGAAAGTTGGTGGTAAGTGAAGTGAAACTTACAGGGAAACAAGAGTTATTTGTCAATGGATTGATAGAGGGCAAGTCGCAACGACAAGCCTATATCGATGCTGGGTATTCTACAGATGGAAAGACGGATAACTACATTGATAAAGAAGCAAGCCTACTATTCAAGAATCGTAAGGTTTTCGAAAGGTACAACGAATTACAGGCTCAACTCAAAGATAAAGCGTTGTGGACAAGAGAAGAATCAATCAATGACCTCAAATGGATTAAGGAACAATCACGTAAGACAATCGAGGAGTATGGCGAAGTTAAACACGCTCCTGCTACTGCTTATTTAGGTGCTATAACCGAACTGAATAAATTAGGTGTCCTTTATGATCTAGAGGTTGAGAAACTGAAGTTGAATATCGAGAAACAAAGAAAAGAGTTGGCTAACGATCAATCACAAGAAGATAAGATTAAGCAATTACAAGATGCCATTACAGAAGTGATTAATCATGAGTAAATTGTCAAGACTTTATACAGAGAAGCAGATACAGATACTCAAGGACACGCAAAAGCGTGATTGGTTCATGTTAATAAATCATGGTGCAAAACGTACAGGTAAAACGATACTGAATAATGATTTATTCTTACGTGAGTTGATACGTGTCAGAGAGATAGCAGATAAAGAAGGATTAGAAACACCTCAGTACATTCTTGCAGGTGCAACGCTAGGAACGATACAGAAGAACGTACTAATAGAACTTACGAATAAATATGGATTAGAATTCAAGTTTGATAAATACAATTCATTCATGTTATTCGGTGTGCAGGTCGTACAGACAGGTCATTCTAAAGTGAGTGGTATTGGTGCAATACGTGGTATGACTGCTTATGGTGCTTATATAAACGAAGCATCACTTGCACATGAAGAAGTATTCGATGAGATTAAATCACGTTGCAGTGGTTATGGTGCACGTATATTAGTTGATACGAACCCCGACCACCCCGAACATTGGTTACTAAAAGATTATATCGAGAATACAGACGATAAAGCAGGTATACTTAGTTATCAATTTAAGCTCGATGACAACACGTTTCTGAACGACCGATATAAACAGTCAATCAAAGCGAGCACGCCATCAGGCATGTTCTATGAACGTAATATTAATGGCATGTGGGTAAGTGGCGACGGTGTCGTGTATTCCGACTTTGACTTAAACGAGAACACGATTACTGTTGATGATCTAAATGAGATACCGATGAAGGAATACTTTGCAGGTGTCGATTGGGGATACGAACATTATGGCTCGATTGTAGTTATTGCAAGAGATTTACACGACAACTTTTATTTGATTGAAGAACACGCTTATCAACACAAGTTTATAGAAGAGTGGATAAAAATAGCGAAAGATATTATCGATAGATACGGTAATATCTATTTTTATTGCGATACAGCGAGACCTGAACACACAAAAGATTTCAAACGTAACAATATATTAGCCAAGAACGCTGATAAAAGTGTGTTGTCTGGTATTGAGAAAGTAGCAAAATTATTTAAGACGAACAAGTTATTTGTAGTTTATGAAAATATGGAAAGATTTAAAGAAGAAATTTTTAAGTACGTGTGGCATAAAACGAGTGGAGAGCCGATAAAAGAAAATGACGATGTACTTGATGCAGTTAGATGTGCAATATACACGCATACCAAGAAATCAGGCACAGGCTTTGGAAGGAGTGATTAGGTGTATCCATACGAACCGACGGAAATGGAAAAGATGCTTGACTTCATCAAGCGAGAAGATGAAACGGAAAGAGAAATGCTGCAACGTAAAGTAAGAGAACACGAGATGTACTTGCATAAGTATTCGATTGGTCAAGAATACTACGAGAACAGGTCGGACATATTACGTTTAGAGCGTTCAGTTGGTGCTGATGGTGTGGTTGATGAAAAGAAACCTCATAATCAATTGAGTGTGAACTATCAGAAGTTACTTGTAGATCAAAAAGTATCGTATGTTGCAAGTAACCCTGTTTCAATCAAACATGATGACAAGAAAATTATCAATTTAATACATGACACTTTAACAGATAGATTTGATGATAGATTAATCGACATCCTAACTGCTGCATCAAATAAAGGTGTGGAATACTTACACATCTATATTGATGAAGATGGCGAAGTTAATACAATGCGTATACCTGCTGAGCAGTTTATCCCTATTTACAAAAATAGTGAGCGTGAAGAAATGCTTGAGGGTATCTGGGTGCGTATGTTAGATGGTGTGAAACGTGTATCACATTACACAAAGAATGACGTAACACATTATATGTATCATGGTGGCCAGTTAGTACTCGATTATTACTTTGGCGAGACTAATCCTAGCAGTCATTTTGATGGTGGTAGTTGGGGTAGAGTGCCATTCGTAGCATTTAAGAATAACTCTCTTGAATCACCTGATATCGAAGATTATAAGACGTTAGTTGATGCATTTGAAAGACGTTTATCAGGACTAGCGAATACATTCGACGAATCAACTGAAACGATATTCGTACTAAAGAACTATGAAGCACAAGACCTATCAGACTTCAAGCGACTACTTAGACATTACGGTGCTTTAAAAGTCGATGAAGATGGTGGCATAGATACGATTAAGATTGATATTCCGGTACAAGCGACTAAAGACTACCTACAGGATCTGCACGAGAAAATCATTCTTACAGCACAGGGTATCGACTTCAACAGTGATAAATTTGGTAACAGTCCATCAGGTATCGCACTGCAATTCTTATTCAGCAACTTAGACTTAAAAGCGAAAAAGTTATCACGTAAGACGCATATAGCGATACAAGAAATCATTTGGTTCATCTTTGAATATCATAATATTAAAGCAGATTATAAAGAAGTGGAGATTACATTCAACTTTAATACAATGGTCAATGAATTAGAGAAGTCACAAATTGCAGTACAATCAGCACCAATCTTAAGTAAAGAAACAATCATTGAAAAACATCCGTGGGTGAATGATCCAACAGGGGAATTAGAAAGATTAAATGAGGGTTTACTTCCTGAGGGGTGATTAAATGAACTTTAAAGAAATATCACTTTTAATCGATATGTTAATTGGTCTACTTGAAAATGCGATACATCTATCATTTAAATCTCATGTAAAGAATGTTACTAACACCATTAATAACATTCTCGCAACGTATGACAATGATAGAGCAACGAAATACATTGAGTTAGAACAATTAAAGCTAGAAATAAAACGATTGAATACTGAGCATTACAAAGCAATACAAGAGGAGATAGAACGATATAAAGTTTTGAGTTACATTCACACAAAGACACCCTCAGAATTCTTATTATCACAAATGACAGATGATGATATTAAATCAGTGATTGGTAATTATGATGAGTTACTTAAACACTTAGATAGTGAAGTGGATGAATACAAGTTATCTACAATCGTGAATAATCATATCAACAAGCTAACTGATGAATTGAGTGGTGTTGTTACTTCTAATGTGTTGAATGACATCGATAACAAGCAGACGCTGCAAGCAGTTGAACACACAGTCGATAAATACAAACGACATGCACAGAACTTAGCGAACTTAGAAACAGGCAAAGCACAATCGCAAGCGAATATTGATATTGATGAAGAAAACAAAGAAAGGTATAAGTTACGTAAAATTTGGATCAGTCAACGTGATAAACGAGTACGAGAGACACACGTCATACTTGATGCAACAGAAGCTGATAAAGACGGTTTATTTCATAGTAAGCCTACTAAAACAAAAGGTTTAGCACCTCGCATGATGAAAGGTGCGCTTGCCATGAAAGAGAATGCAGGGTGTCGTTGTAGTGTTGGTTATCGTGTAAATGGTATTGAATTGCAGCAGATGGACAAGAAACACATGTCTAAAGAACACCAGGCATTGTATGAGCGAACGAAATTTGACCGTTATCAAATGTGGTTAGATAAAGTAAGTGGGAGTATCCACCCTGCATACTACGAACAGTTAAGTAAAGGTATTGATTGGGATAGAAAGCAGATGCTTAAGAAGAAAAAGAATACTGTAAGAGATGATGCAACGAAATTCAAAGAAATGCTAGAGAATGGTTATCATAAAAAATCTGATGGCAGTTGGGGGTATTGATTTGGCAAAGATATTAAAATTCGTATCAGAAAGTAAGACGAGTAAACAAGAACTTATCGAACATATCGAAAATTTACTCGAATGGGCTAAGAATGATGAGTTTGATAACGTTATGATTGCAACAAAATTGAAATCAGGCGAAGTCATGACAGGCTACTGTAACTTAGATATGGTTGATAAACAGTTTTTAAACTCACATATCCAAGTTGATATTAATTACGAGGCAGTAAGAGCAAATGTAGAAGACTTAATTGAATGGGTGGAGGAGTAAATATGAGCGAAAATCAAGCAACACAAAAAATATTAAAAGCGTTTAAGGAAGACGAAAGTATTATAAGTGTAGAACGTAAAAACAACAGTGTTGTTGTCACTTACCAATTGAAAGAAGAATTACAACAACCAAAAGATGATACACCTACTTATACTGTTAAACTTGATGGCTCAAAAGTGTACGAAGCAGTGAAAAAGGCAGCAGATGAGTTTAAAAGAGAACAAAAGGTGTGCTGTAACAAACAAAATTACATGATTTGTAATTATCTGAAAGACGATGTAGTTTTTGTTGCTAAACACATCATCATAGCTAACGAAAAAGATATGAAACGAATTAAAGAAAGATTCAATGAAATTAATTGGGTTGAGTTATAAACCGACAGTCGAGAGATTGACGGTTATTTTTATACATTTTTTACTTCAACACAAGGAGATGATCACTGTATCTCACGATGGTGGTATTCCATCACTTGACAGGCATGTCGTTAAACATGCAACGCTGGTGGTACTTAATCCACCGTAATAAAAAAAGTAAAAGGAGAGTTCAAATATGAACAGAGAGTTTTTAAGAGGTTTAGGTGTTACCGAAGATATTATCCCACAAATTATAAATCAACATCATGATACAATGCGTCCGCTTAAAGAAAAGGCAGACGAAGCTGAAGCGCTCCAGTCACAAGTTGATACATTAAATAGTGAGATAAAGAATCGTGACGATGAGTTAAATTCAGTACGTGAGAAAGCTAAAGGGAACGAGGAACTATTAAAAGAACTCGATGAAGTAAAGAATCAGCGTGACCAACGTGCTGAAGAAAACGAAAAATTACAACTGAATAATGCAATCGAAGTTGAAGCACTCAAAGAAGGAGTTGTGGACACAAAAGCTTTTTTAAAATTAATCGACACTAGTACTGTGAAACGTAAAGAAGATGGTGTATTTGATGGAATTAAAGAGTTATTCGAAACTTCTAAAGAATCAATGCCATACTTATTCGCATCGCAAAAGCCTAAAGGCTACACACCTCCAGAAGGTGGAAACCCAACGTTATCAAAACAAGATTTTGACGCTATGAGTTACGCAGATAAAGAAAAGTTATATCAAGAAAATCCGGAAGTGTTCAAACAACTATCAAAATAAAAAAGTGAGGTAATTAATTATGGCAACAACAAAACAAACAAATTTAGTAATTCCAGAGGTAATGGCAACAATTATTCAAGCAGAGTTAAATAAAAAAATTCGTTTCGCACCTATCGCAGATGTAGACACTACATTAGTAGGTCAACCGGGCAATAAAGTTTCAGTGCCAGCATACAAATATATTGGTGATGCTACTGTAATTCCTGAAGGTCAACCAATTCCATTAGACCTTTTAGAAGCTGTAAAAAAAGAAATGGAGATCAAAAAAGTTGGTAAAGGTGTAGAGTTGACTGACGAAGCAATTCTTGCAGCTATCGGAGACCCTAAAGGAGAAGCAGCACGTCAAATTGCTTTAGCTATCGCAAACGCAATCGACAACTTCTTATTAGAGGCAGCAAAGACTACTACTGTTGCACACGTTGGAGATGTGAAACTTATCGATACTATCGACAACGCTATCGCTAAGTTTGGAGACGAAGAATTAGAACCGATGGTATTATTCGTTAATCCATCTGATGCAGGTGCATTACGTAAAGCAGCAGCAGATAACTGGACACGTCCATCAGATTTAGGAGATACAATCGTAACAACTGGAGTGTTCGGAGAATTATTAGGTGCTGAAGTAGTACGTACTAAGAAATTAGCAGTAGGTGAAGCGTTATTAGTTAAAAAAGGTGCGCTTAAATTATTCTTAAAGCGTGACACATTAGTAGAAACTGATCGTGACATCATCCGTAAAACGACAGTAATCACTGGTGACAAACACTTTGGTGCTTACTTATACAATGACGCTAAAGCAGTTAAGATTAAACCAGCATAGGAGTGATTTAAATGGGTATCGGAACACTAAGACGTTCGCAACATGATAATGTAACAACTCAAGAAAAATTAGAGCCTAAACAAGATTTATCAAAGTTAAATAAAGATGAACTTGTAAAATTAGCTAAAGAAAAAGAACTCGAATTTGATTCGAAAGCAACTAAAGCAGAATTAATCGAGTTATTGAAGTAGTAAAGGAGTGATTATATGACTGATTTTTTAGTCAAAAAACCGGTCAACTTGAATAAGGAAGGTGTGAAATTAACTGTAGGCGATATCGTGGAGCTTACAGTTAAACGTGCTGAAGAAATTCAAGAAGAAATACTCAAACAAAAAGGATACGAAAAGTATACTGATGTATTCGAACGTATCGATAAGAAGTAGGTGATTACATGTTACCTGAAGACGTAAGACGCATAAACGAATGGCAACCAACACAATACGATGATGATAAGTTGTTGCATTTGGTTGATATCTATCATGGACTAGCAGAAGAACATTGTAACGCTGAATTTGTCGCACCCTTTCCGGAGGGTGTGCAAATCTTTATCGCAAAAAGTATTAAGTACGCTGATTTAGATTTTATCTCAAGTAAAAGCATGGGTACTGTGAGTTATTCGATTAATAGCAATCTACCATCAACACTTTACAGGACTTTGAAAAAGCATAGAAAGATGGTGTGGTAGATATGTTTAATATGTTCTATACACATAACATCACAGTTACACGATCATCGACGACAATCGACAAGTCAGTCTATCCACCTAAAGAAACAACTGTCTCAACTACACGTGATTTAACAGGTTTCATGGACACGCCATCAACAAGCGAACAACTAAAATATAAAAATATGGAGAAAGATTTATCACGACAGTTATACCTCCCTTATGGTTCTGACATCAAGTCAACCGATACAGTAACATTTGAAAATGTGAAGTATCGTATCATTGGCGATTTAGAGGACCAGGGTGGACAACATGAAGTGATAAAGATTCCATTAAGTCGTATATGAATAGTATTGTTAAAGGCTTGAAACAGTTTCAAAAGCGTGTTGAGGCAGATGTAAAAAAAGGTGTGAAAGAGTTTGTTGAGTTACAGCATACACAAGCAAGCGATAGAGTGCCAGTTGATTCAAGCGAGTTATTAAACTCAATTGAAAAGAGTGTAGATGGCTATAAAGGTCACGTATCTGTGGATGCACCTCATGCTATTTACGTTGAGTTTGGTACTGGTATTTACGCTACTGGGCCAGGTGGTTCGGAAGCCGATAAAATACCATGGTCCTACCAAAAAGACGGTAAATGGTATACGACTTACGGTATGCCTGCACAGCCTTTCTGGTATCCTAGCTTACACATTAGTAGAGACTACTTTAACAGTTACTTTAATAGGAAGTGATTAAATGAGATTTCCATCAGCAGAACAAGAGTTACTCCGTGGCATCATGAGTAACTTACTGCAATCAAAATTAAATACGTTGTTAAACGGAGAGATCCATGACCGAGTAACTGAAAATATAGGTGTCGATGCTAATGGTAATAAGATACCGAAATTTAGTTATATCGTTGTGGGCGAGAGTGATGTTACTGAAACTCGTGGCACGAACGCTTACACTGAATCAATTTCAGTTACGGTACATGCATATCACAGAAATAACGAAAAGCCATATCTTGCGACTGATAGTACACGACAGTTATTGCGAGATGTGGTTTATTTTTTAGAAGAAACACCACTACTACCAAACGCGAAAGTAATTCATATCAAGAAAGAGATGCAGCAAGTATTCGCTGATATTGATAGAGAGACGATGCATGGTGTAGTGCGAATGAATTATACAGTCGTACATAATGTGCGATACAAAAATAAGGAGATGATCTAATGGCAGCAAATAATTGGACAGTAGTAACGATTCCAACAAAAATATCAAAAGCATTAGCTAAAGCAGCAGATTACGCTATTTCTGCATCAACTGAAATTGGACACGAGATTGAGAATAACCTTAAAGAACGTTTGGTTGGTAATAAAAAAGATTGGTTTCAAGAATCATTCGAAGAAACAATCGAGATTACATTCCCTTACGATTCAAATGAGAAACGCGACCAAGATTTAGTTGATGCAATTCAACGTGGTGAACAGATGCGTACATGGTTAATCAATAACAAAGTGGTAAAGTATACAGACAAATCAACAGGTTCACCAGTTGAAAAAGATGGTCACAATTCTGTATTCGCTTATATCGTACCTGAATCACGTTCACTTAAGATTGATGATGAATCAGAAGAATTAGAAGCATCATTCAAAGTGAAGTTAAATTCAGCGCGTGGCAACGAGCCTAAATTACCTGATGTTATCTTAGATGCGTCTATTGCTAAGCAAGTACTGTACGAGACAATCGGACAGGAAACAGGCGACTACGAAGATGTAGCGTATCAGAACGCACCAACAGTTTAATTTTAGGGAGCATTAGCTCCCTTTTTTTATTTGTCAAAAATATATTTATAAAGGAGTAATAACATGTCAAATCAAATCACAATCAATAACCACATTTATCAAGCAAAAGGTAGCGTAGCTTTCTCACGTACAGCAAAACAGTACGCAGGTAAAACTGAACACAAAGGTAAAGAAGTTGAATCAGATGGTGTTGTAAGTATCTTTATGGGGCTCATGCAACAAGACGTAGAGAAATTAATTCAATTCTGGCATTGCGCAACCTCTCATGAGAAAAATAATAAACTCACATTCGATGAAATCGAAGAGTTTTTCATGGACGAAATCGATAAAGGTACAGACATGCTCGAATACTTCAAATCAGCATTAGAAGTATTAAATGAAGGTGGATATTTTAAGGGAAAGATGAAGACGTACTGGTTCATGATGAACACTTCAGCGAGAGCGAAATCGAAAGAAGAAAAAGAAGAATCACTGGCTCAAGTGGAAATGTTCAAGAATCTGTATCAAGAAATCACAGGCAAAACACCTTACGAAATCGCCAAGTAGTTGATTTTGATTACATTGTAGAAACAACTTCTCGCATGATTGGTTACATACCTTTAGACGATTTACTCTCAATGACATTAAAAGAATGGGAGCTAATGGTTAAAGGCGCAAGACATAGACGCTTAGACGCTTTAGAAGATTTGAGGTTACAAGCTGTAATGTACGCGCGTATGACGAACGGTAAGGATATTAAAGATATTAACCGTAAATTAGAAAAAGAACGTGCGTTAATCAATCAGACTGAGGGCTCTTATGAATTAGATCAGAAGAAGAAAAAATGGGAGCGTAAACAGATTCGTAAAATTCAAGATGCTGCAATGCAGAAGTGGATTGACGAACGAAACAAAGCAAACAGAAAGGAGTGATAGCGTATGGATATGGCCGAATTCGTTGCTAAAATCATGGCAGATATTGACGACTTTGAACGTGATATCAAGAAGGCAATGGCGATGGCAAAGAGTTTAGATGATGATATCGTAGTAGACATTGAAGCAAATATCAATAGCTTTAGACGTGACTTGTTAAAAGCTGAAGCGCTAGCGAAACGTTTTGAAAGCGACGACATCGAAAAAGAAGTCGAACTTAAGACAAATAAATTTATGGCAGCATGGCGACAGATTCAAAGCGCTAACGATAAATTCGGAAGTGATATGGATGAATTAGCGAACAGTATACGTTCGTTCGGTACTGTAGGCGCTAATGTAATTAAAGGTGGTTTACTATCTTCATTCACTGCAATAATACCTATTGTTGCAGCATTAGTACCTGCGATTATGGCAGTAGGTAACGCTATAGCTGTAGTTGGTGGAGGTGCGATTGGTTTATACGGTGCGTTTGCAATCTTACAGGCAGGTGCTTACGCTTTCGGTTTTATGGCATCAACAGCTATCAAAATGTTAGAAGATGGACTAATTCAAGCGAGTAGCGCAACACAAGCGTATCAGTCTGCTTTAGATGGTTTAAAGAGTAAGTGGCAAGAGATAGTAACGCTTAATGCTGACGGAATCTTTACCACAATGGCTAACGGTATGAATACTGCAAAAGTAGCGTTAGAAGGGCTTACGCCATTTTTAAGTGGTGTAGTTACTGCTATGCAGAACGCTTCATCCGAGATGCTGAAATGGGCGCAAACGAGCTCAACTGCACAGAAATTTTTCGAGATGATGGGCGGCGTAGGCGTACAAATATTTAATGATTTATTGCATGGCATAGGGCGATTTGGAGATGGCTTTATTAATATTTTCACACAATTTTCTCCTTTGTTTAAATTTATGTCACAAGGCTTTCAAAATATGGCCACAAGTTTTCAGGAGTGGTCACAAAAAGTAAGCACTGCTGAAGGTATACAGAATTTTATCGCTTACGTCCAAGAAAATCTCCCTAAAATCGGAGAAATCTTCGGTAATACTTTCGAGGGTATCTTCAACCTGTTTAAAGCATTCGCACCAAACTCACAAACAATATTCGATTCGTTAGTTATTATGAGCGCGAAGTTTGCCGAATGGAGTGCAACGATTGCTGCAAGTGATGGCTTCCAGAAGTTTATTGAGTATGTGCAAACGAATGGTCCGACGATCATGGGATTAATCGGTAGTATCGTGATGGCGATTGTTAATTTTGGTATTGCAGTCGCTCCACTTGGACAGGCAGTGTTAGAAATGGTGAGTGGATTTGCTGATTGGGTATCAAAAATGCTTGAAGCACACCCTATGATAGGACAAATTGTAGCAATCGGTCTAACTTTGTTAGGCATGTTCATGCAACTTGCACCTGTACTTGATTTTGTACGCATCGGCTTTGGTTTGTTAAGTGGTGCATTAGGTATGATTACAGCACCAGTGTGGGCAATTATTGCTGTTATTGCTGTATTAGTAGGGATGTTCGTTTATCTATGGCAAACAAACGAGGATTTCCGCATCAAAGTTACTGAAATATGGAATCAGATTAAAGAGTACATCTCTATGGCTATACAAGCAGTTGTTACTTTCGTAATGCAGATATGGGGGACTTTAGTTTCCTGGTGGAATGAAAATAACGATTTAATCATGCAAACTGCGACACGTATTTGGAATACAATTCTTACTGTAATACAAGTTGCTATGGCTATCATTGTTCCGATTGTACAAGTAGCGTGGGAAATGATAAAAAACGTAATACGAATTGCAGTCGATTTAATTCTCGGGATTGTTAAAGTAGGTATGCAAATACTTAATGGCGATTGGTCGGGTGCATGGGAAACCATAAAGTCTACACTCTCTAACATTTGGAATTCTATGATGACAATGATATCTAATGTCGTTGGCATAATTCTACCTATCATTAGCGATTTTGTTCAAAATGCATATCAATGGATTAGTGAGAAGTTTAATGCTGCGAAAGATGCAGTTGTAGAAGCACTCGGTAATATGTTGAATGCAATCATAGATTGGGCATCTCAAACGATTTCTAACGTTATCGATGCTATGTCTAACTTCGTATCTGAAATTGTATCAGGTGGCTCTGAAGCATTATCTTCATTAACAGGTGCATTAGGCGACATGGTAAGTGCTGTTGGTGATTTTGTTGGCGACATGGTTAGTGCAGGCGCTGATTTAATCATGGGTATGATTAACGGTATCAAAGAAAAAGCAGGCGATTTAGTTAAGGCAGCAGTCGATGCAGTTGGTGGCGCAATTGAAGCTGCTAAATCAAAACTCGGTATCGCATCGCCTTCTAAAGTATTTAGAGAAATCGGTGCATTTACAAGTGAAGGTATGGCTATCGGTATTACTGATAATGCACGAATGGCAGTCGCTAGTGTGACTGAAATGGCAAAAGAAATGATAGATGCTTACAATCCTGACTTCGCATCAGTCAACGCAAGTATGAATAAGGATTTAGGATCTCTCAATAAAGATTTACGTAATACAGTCGATGCAGACATTTCAAGTGGTGTAGACGTAGCAAGACCAGTTGTTAACGTAGCTGTCCACAACGAAGGTGATGCAGAGATAATTAGAAGTTACGTAAATACAGAAGATGCAATCGATGAAAGTTTAGCGTTCTAAAGGAGTGAATGTATGAATTATATAGATGCAGAAATTATTAAAGGTACAAAGAAATATAAAATATCTGATAATGAATTGACAGGCACTTCTTTAGAGGTGCTTTCTTTTATTATTGGTGGGATTAGTAAGAATTCCTACAGAACTGAAATAGAGGGACGTGGTGTAGTTAATTATGGCTACGACTACATGACGAGAAAGATAACATTAATCGTCCAGGCTAAAGCAGATTACGGTCATGACGTAGCACATCTACGTGACTGTATCAACGAGTTGTTTGACGGACAGTATTATATACGTGAAATGCGAAATAACTATAATACAGTACATTATGAAACGATTGGTAGTAAGGCAGGAGATATGACACTCATATCAAGTGAATATGTAGATGGCAAACAGTACTACGTTGAAAGTTTGAGTGAAATTACGATTGATGATCAAAAACATATCAATGAATTTTCTATTGAGTTGACTACTGTAGATTTACCGTATGCACAGACACGCTACACAACAATGCAACTGAACGCACAAGCGTATGATGAGAATACTGATTTACATGGTACTGCTGATAATATCGACTTCGATAACACTCGGTACACATTTACCACAAATGAATTTAAAGTATTCAACGCAGGTAACGTGACAGTACAGCCTGAAAGTATGTACTTGAAAATTACTGTTAAAGGTGTGAGTGCATCGAGTGGTTTCAGCATCAAGAATTTAACGACAGGTAAAACGTTTAAAGTTAATAAAGCAGTGAGTGGCACGTTAATATTAGACGGACTAAACATCAAACTAAACAACATCAGCATACTACGTGATACGAATTTAACATTTATAGATATTGCACCGGGGTTGAACAATTTCTCAATAACAGGTGGCAAATTAAGTAGTATCGAGTTTGATTTTAAATACTACTATAAATAAGGAGAGGGATTAAATGGTGATAAGAAATATTTATACAGGCAGAGGAAATAGAGAAAACGTGAATGGTGTGAATAGTAATTTTGCTTATTTATTCGGCGAAATGTCGAACTTGTGGGGTTTCGTAAACGGAAAAGGTGATGAGATATTATCTTCAGAAGCTATCCAAGAGATGATTTCTCGATGGATTGATAAAAACGATTTCAAACCAAAAGAAGCAGTTGCTACGTTTAATGATTTACCAAAAGAAGCAGAATTAAAAGAAATCAGAGGAGTAACAGATGAGAACGCAGTATATGTTTACGATGGGGAAAAATGGATTAAACAATCGCGATTAAATTTCGATGGATTAGATGATGTGAAAAAGAATATTTTTTACAACGAGATAGTCACAAGATCATATAGAGACGAAGTTTCAAGTACGGATTATTGGGTTACTGTTATACCTTATGAAGATGAGGACGGAGAAAAGATAGAAATAAAGAAAGGTACTACAGATAAGATTGAAGGAGAAACACCTAGGGAGTTTTTCGAAAGAACTGGATCTAGTTTTGTAGTAAATGCTAGTATTTTTAATAGCGGTGGATTATATGGAATACATATAAAAGACGGAGAAATCTATAAAGATACTCCCTCAAAGTATGAGATACTAGGTATAACTAAGGATAGGGAGTTTAAGTACTATCCATCAGATACGACTTCAGACACTATGCTGAAGGATAATGTATATGATAGCTTTACAGGCTTTGCTTCTATACTTAAGAATGGTCAGGAACTACCTCTAGAGAGTTTTGCTAAGGTAGGGTCTTACTCTGAAACTCATCCTAGGGTAGTAGTGGGTACAAATACTAATAAAGATTTATACGTGATTGTTACTGATGGTAGAAAGTCTAATAATATAGGGATGACTTATGAAGATATCACTAGGATATCTAAAAGCTTAAACTTGATGGATGCATATTCTCTTGATGGTGGTGGCTCTGCACAAGCGATTCATAATGGCAATTTCATTGGTGGACTTATCGATAACGATTTGACAACCGAAAGAAAAGTTTACGACTTTTTATATGTACCTAAAAAAACGAGTAGAGAAATAGATTCTCAAGTGAATACTACTGCAGAAAATTCGGTGAGATTGAAAAAAATTGAAAACAACTACATTGATAGAAGAATGCCTGTTTTCAATAAAGAAAGTACTTTCAAAGCTAAAAGTTATTTCGAAGAGTATGCTTATATACTAGAAGGCAAAGCTTTATATAATAAATCTGATACCGACTCCAGCAGGCTAATCGGAGCAATACGTGGTTACAATTATGTAGGTAGTCATAAGAAAGACCTACATTTAGAAGCTAAGTCTAAACTAACAGCTTCAGTTGAAGGATTACCTCATACTGTAAGTTTGATACCTAATAATCCTGTATGGAAAACTCCAGGATTTTTGAATGGTTGGAAATCCGAAGATTCTAGAAAAGTTAAGTATATAAAAGTTGGGGATACTGTCACGATCACAGGACATTTTTTAGGGAAGGAAGGTAACTTTACTAAACCGATTTTTAACATTGACGAGGGTTACAGACCTAAACAAGTGGTAGTATTTACAGTGCCAGTAACCGGTGGTAATAAAGAACACAACACTTTAACTATAAGTCCTAGTGGTTCTGTTTCTCTAGCACATGACATATCGACTGCGAATGACAAATCAGGTGTGCAAGTGCATGTTAGTTATACAATTCTTTGATTATTTAGAAAGTAAGGAAGTGATACAAATTGCTCATAATCACAGATTTAAAAAATAACACTCACGCATTACTTGCGAATAAGACGATAAAAAAAGAATTGAATGGTGACCACACGATTGAGTTAGAGGTACATCAGCAGAAGAATAACGCACTCAATCTAAACTCAATATCCGAAATGTGGACGGTCACATATAAGAACATCGACTATAAAATCGTATATATCGATAAAATCCCAAAAGGCAACTCCTTCTACTTAAAGTTGAGGGGGAAGCCTCTTTTTTATGATGAATTTAGTACGTCGGTTATACACCCTCGTAGAAATGGTAGTATCACATTCTCAGAAGCGTTTAAACTGATATTCGCTAATACATCGTTTACACCTATCCTAGAAGCTCAAAGAACTGCTACAACTTGGGATGGTTTCGGTAACGGGTTATCACGATTAGATTTATTCAAGAAGGCAATCGATAAATTTAACGTTGAGTTTGAAGTTGTAGGTAGTAGAGTTTATTTAAGAGATATGATAGGGAACGACACGAACTTTCTATATAAATATAAGTTGAACGCATCGAACATTAGTAAGTCGATTGATGCGACATCGTATTATACGCATAGAAAAGGTTTCGGGAACTTTAAAGAGGGCGAAGAAGATTATTATAATAAATCACTTTTAAAGCGTGCATATACCTCGAAGCTTGCTTCTATTATAGGAGTAAGGGAAATGTCTCCACCTATAATAGATGGACGTATTAAAGATGCTGCGTACATGGATAAGCTATTAAAAGAATCTGTGGATGAAAGTTTGAACGTCACAGTATCTGCTACATTACATGATTTACGTAAGCAGGGATATGCGCATGGTATACCTACAGTTGGAGACAGAACTTTCTTACTTGATGAACGTATTGATCTAAAGCAAGAGGTACGTGTTACAGGTATAGAAGAACGTTATGACGAGAAAGATGTATTAAAAGAATGCAATGTTGACTTTGGCAGTCAATCTATCAGAAAGCGTTATGCTTCTAAAATGAGTTCAGCTATGAAAACTGTAACTGATATGATGAAAAGTTTCGTTAAATTGCCATTCGCCACACTTGATGTAATGGCACAAGAGATGATTAAGAAGATACAGTCAGTCAGTACAGAGTTAGTATTAGATAACGGTATCTTTGCTATAGATAAGAATAACCCTAATAACATTGTCGGTTTAAATAGTGCCGGATGGTATATCTCGACAGATGGAGGTAGAACACCACGCATGGTCGCTACTGCCGAAGGGTTAGTCGCCGAGAGTATCGTAGGTAAATCGTTAATTGGACTTAATATTACAAGTCCGGGAGCAAAGAGTTATTTTCATGTAAATGGTGGAGATGCTGAGTTCGTTGATGTAAGTAGTGGCAGGAAAGTTTCCATCTCACCTTATGGGGTATTCGGATATAACGATGGAGGAAAGGTTTTATTCAGAGCAGACAATACACTCGTAACATCTTCTGCTTTAGGAACTTCTGTAAGTAACGTTTATTTAGGATGTGCTCCAGGAGCAGAAGGACGCGTGGTCAATATATACGGTATCCCTGGAGACGGAGAAATAGATAGTTACGCATACAGACCACTTCGAGCGTTAGCTTTTAAATTCCCTTTGAAATCGAACGGGTATATAGGGATAGATTTAGATGAATTAAGAATCATGTCAGATGGTTTAAATGATGGTGGATATAAGGCTGTTCGTGCATCAGGATATATCGGGAACCATTTAGACGTGAATACTCAGGATAACGGAACTCACTTATACTTAAGACCTAAATCTAACGGAAGAGTGAAAGTAACACAATTAGGCACTACAGATAAGTTCGCAGACTTTCAAGCAGCGAAGATATACGGAGAAGTTGTAAGCAGTTCATCTGAAAAGTTGAAGACGAACATACGTGAATGGGATATCAACGGTATAGAAACTGTAAAAGCTATGAAGTTGTATGAATATAATTATAAAGAGAAATTGAAGAACGGAGACGACACGCTGAATCATGGGTTGATCGTTGAACGTGAGACACCTGAACATGTTAAAGATGACAAAGGTATCAACATCTATGAATATGTGTCTACTTTGACGAAAGCAGTTCAAGAATTGATAAGTGAGAACGAATCTATGAAGAAAGAGTTAGCTGAATTGAAAAATAAATAAAGGAGACTTAAAATGACAATATTTAAAAGTTCAAACATGACAGCAGCAATTAAAAGTGGATCATCAGATATAGGTGATTTAGGAGCGAAATTTTACACTCAAGATATTAATACAACTTCATTTAATATCAGAGTGATGAAAGATGATAAATTCTTTAATTTTAATGAAGAACAATACAAACCTTATATTAACTTATTCATGGGTGATGGATCTATCTTCTTAGATGAAGAACTTGAGATTTTAGAAGCTGAAAATGGATTAATAGCGTACAACTTGAAAGATAAAGTTAAGCACGCTGGATGGTTAAAAGCAAAGCTAATCTTAAAGAAGGATAGTGAATCTATTCATGTCACTGATTTTAGAATGGAGATTATAGATTCAGGAATTGATAAAGCAGTCGCAAAAGAAATTGATGTAGATATTTTAATGAAAACTTTTGAAGATTTTGCACAAAGATTCCCAGAAAAAATCAGAGGTAAAGCCTTTACTTATGACGACTTTACAGAAGAACAGTTAGCGTTGTTGAAAGGTCCTAAGGGCGATAAAGGGGATAAGGGAGATAAAGGGGAGCAAGGATTAAAAGGAGATAAGGGTGAACAGGGCATTCAGGGTGCTAAAGGAGATAAAGGTGATAAGGGTGATAAGGGTGATAAAGGTGATAAGGGTGAAAACGGACTAAGTTCAATTAACCGTACACGACTACCTCAAATGTTACGATAAAAATATTTTGAATACTTAGACGTTCCTTCAGTGAGTGTTGAGAATGGGATTATTGAACAAATTAATCCATTAAACACTCAAACAGTTAACTATTATTTTATTGGGAATGTTTTAGAGATAAAAGAGCCTGAAGTAAAAATAACAGATTTTTCAAAATTTCAACAAGGTGTTGTGACTACAAACTGGACTGATAGCACCATTGCTATTCCAAACGCTAAAATTCAAAAATATTTAACAACACTAGATACAGCTTTTGCTCTATTGCACATTTACAACGGAAAACCTGTATTAGACAAAGCTTATATCAGCCCTCTAATGAGGGAGAAATATATGGATAATCTAATCAAAACTTTTGGTAAAAGAAATGATTTTGATGTCAAATTAAATAGAGGTATTATCTATGATATGTCAAGACGATTTACCAATTTAACAACCCTCAAAAGAATTGTTGATGAAATTGCAATCAATAAAGGTGAGTATTTACAACTACATTTTTCGGACACACAAGGCTATAGAATACACTCAGATATTTTAGGTCAAAATGGAACTGTAACTAATGATCAATATTTAACTAAAAAAGAGTTGATTGAACTTATTGATTACGCAAATAACAAGAATATCATGATTATTCCAGATTTTGATGTACCAAGTCATTCAAAAGGATGGTTAGACCTACTTAAAATAAAAAACCCTGAGTTATACCCTAAAGTAGTATCTGATTATGATCCAAATTTAGCCGATTATTATGGAAACGAAAATGCTGCAACTTTTATTGAAAGTCTTTTAGAAGAAATAACAACATTATTTTATCAATCTAAGTTTGGTGAAAAATTAGTGTTTTCAATAGGTGCAGATGAAGTTACAGGAGCAAACGTTGCTCAAAACGATTATGTTAACTTTGTAAATAGAATGGCAAAAAAAGTATATGACAGAGGTTATTTACCGAGAGTATGGAACGACTGTTTTAATAGTGAAGGAATAAAAAAATTAAACGACAACGTGGAAGTGGTTTATTGGCAACAAGGTTTATCTCCTGTTGAATCTTTTGTGGATAGAAATAAGACTATCACAAATAGTAACTATTATGTGTTAACATTTGCTCCTGCCGCGAAAAATAAACCAAAGTCAGTTATAGATTCACAAATTAATTATATTACTACAAATTATCTAAAAAACAAGTTTTGTGAACGTGACAATCCATATAAAGTTATAGACACAAGAGATAATTTAAAAGGTACTGCTTTCACTTTCTGGAATGAAAAAGGAATAGAATTAACGGACAGTGAGTTATTAGAACAAGTATTACCGATTATAAAAGCTTATCTTAATTTAAAATAAGGAGATGTAATAATGAAGATAAATTTACCTTTACGTTTAAAAAATAAAGCTACATTGACTGCTTTGGTATCTACACTCTTTATACAAAAAGGATGGTGAAAATGGAGAAGTGGTAGAGTAAACGACAGAAGAAACGTTATAAGAGGTGGTAAAAAATATGGATAACAATCGGAGGAATGAATTTGGAAAATATAGAGATGCTTAAAATTTATTTATATGGAGGAGATATCAGATTACTACACTTCTTATGTATATTGATGCTAGTAGACATCGTGACAGGTATTGCTAAAGCAGTGTATAACAAGAACTTATGGTCTAGAAAATCGCTATTCGGCTTTGCTAGAAAATTGATGGTATTCTGTATCATCGTATTAGCGAATATTATTGATCAGATACTTCAATTGAATGGTGGATTGGTTATTGTCACGATTATGTTCTATATCGCAAATGAGGGACTATCTATTGTTGAAAATTGTGCGCAGATGGGCGTATTAATCCCAACAAATATTTCGGAGAAGTTAGCAGTTATCTTAAGTGAGAATGATAAGCAGTCAATCACAACTGAAGCGAAAGAAGAATTTACAGCTAAACATTCTAAAGACTTGCCAGGTGGACAGGTTGACGTAAGTGTTAAGGTTCAAGCTGAGAAGAACGAAGAAATACATTAAGACAGCTCACTATGAGTTGTCTTTTTTAAATACAAAATTAGAGGAGAGAAATAACATGGCATATAAAATTATTAATTCATGGTTACCAGCAAGCAAATATAATTTGAAAGCACCTTTCGCAATGGATCCTGAGTATATTACAGTTCACAATACAGGTAATACAGCGAGTGCTAGAGAAGAAGCAGCGTATCATAACTCAAATAATAGCGAAACATCGTATCATGTAGTTATCGATGAAAATGAAGTACATCAATTAATTCCTTTCAGTCGTAACGCTTGGCATTCTGGAGATGGTAGAGGTAACGGAAACATGAAATCTATCGGAGTTGAAATCGCGCGATCAATGGATAACGGATATAGTGGTCCTAAGTCGCAACGTTACATGCAAGCAGAAGAAAATGCAGCGGTATATATTGCACATGTTATGCATGAAAAAGGTTGGGATATGAGTAGACTAAGACGCCATTATGATTGGTCTGGTAAAGACTGTCCTCACAAAATGCATGCTACTGGCACATATCAACAGTTTAGAGATAAAGTGGAAAAGCATATTATCGCTTTGAATAATGGTGAGCAAGTTCAGACAAATGCTAAAGGTGCTAAACGTATCAAAGCATGGTCTAAGACACCTCACTATAAAGGAACAATTCAATATACTGCATCGTTGAGACAACGCTCAGGTAGTGATTTCAGTAACTTTAGGTTCGACAAAGAAATTGGAACACTTAAAAAAGGCGAGACTGTCTATATCTTTGAAGAGATTCAAGACGCACAAGGTAACATTTGGTGCAGAACGTATTCGCCTTCAAATAATGGTTGGGTACACAAACACACAATTAAATAACCTTAAATTAAAAAAGTGGTGTTTTTTGAATTAAGCCCTGCATTCTATTACGAGTGCAGGGCTTTTTTTATTTCGGTCATATACCCGAATATTTTATAATTCGGGTAAATAGCCGGAAAGCACCTTATCTAAAATGATAGGATACTTTTAATATGATTTTCTTCTGTTATAATGAACATATGATTATCTTCTGATACCGTTGATACCATTTTTGATACCAATAAATGTAGTAAACAGAAAAAATATAAATTCAGACAGATAAGAAACATTGGTTTTACAATGTTTACAATATTATAAAAATATGAAATACTATAAATTAATCGAAATGGAAGGCTCGATTGGATAATATTCACAAATAAAAAGATTGGGGGTAACCCAATCTTTTTATTTTTTCTAATTACCTATAGATTTTACATGGAAGTTATTATAAGATTTTAATGTTGATATCACGGAGGTGGGCAAATGATTACTACATATATTAATTCAGAAGAAGGCACGATTATTAAAGCAGAGAAGTATCAGACGAATAACTGGGTTAACCTTGTCATGCCTTCCCGTGAAGAAATGGAAGAAGTTGCAGAAGCATTTGATTTTCCAATCGAATTTCTTGAGGATCCACTAGATCCAGAGGAAGGTGCACGTATTGAATATGACGAAGATTCTAATAGTACATTAGTGACAACGGATTTTCCGGTGCTGGATAAGAATATAAGGCAGACAGAATCGTATATCACAGTGCCTATCGGTATCATATTAAGCAAAGGTTATATTATAACGATTTGTTCAAGAGAAAACGATCTATTCAATAAGATTGTGAATCTGACCTTTGATCTTCGAATGAAATCTCGATTCCTGCTGGAAGTGATGCTTACAGTTGCAACGAAATACAACAACACATTAAAGAAGATAAATCGTGAGCGTATTAAGATTGAAGCAAATTTAAGACACTCCTTAACGAATAAGCAGCTGTATGAATTGATGGAGATTGAGAAGAGTTTAGTCTATTTCTTAACATCACTCACTGCAAATGGTGATACAATAAAAAAAATATTCAGATCACGTTCACTTAAACTTTACGAAGAAGATAAAGAATTGCTGGAAGATTTAATGATTGAAAATACGCAGGCCTTGAATACGACGGAACTTTACACACGCATCCTAGAAAGTATTACCGGCTCTTATTCATCATTAATTGCAAATGAAATGAATAATATTATGCGTATATTAACACTGTTTACAGTATTTTTAACGCTTCCGACATTGGTGTTCAGTTTCTTTGGTATGAACGTTGATTTACCGAAACTAACATGGTACGGAACAGTTGGTGTGGCATTAATGTTAATGTTTGTAACGTTTATCACACTCTATAAAAGAAAAATGTTCAAATAAAAGGTCGAGACATAGAGTCTCGACCTCAGACTGAAGACAAACTCACAATTCTAAAAGTGAGTTTGTCTTTTTTCTTCGAAAAATATTGTTATTTTAAAGAAATTAGCAAATTATCTAGCAGGTTAAGCTGGATATTTTGCTAATTTCTTTAAATTCATGCATGCGAAAATAAGCGTGGTCTCCATGGTGACTTTTTGAATTCCTTTGTACTTAGTCCATCGCAAACCATGCTGTTCTTTAGCATCAGCAAAACGTCTTTCTATTGTTTG